GAGGTCTGCAAGACTTCGGACTTGGTAATCCGATACTCTTGGCTTCGTGGGGAATTCAATGTCAACGGTTGTTCCGTTGGCAGCCCTTTCCCACTTACCAGAAGCTGTCTCACAAACCTCTCCTCTCTGTTCCTTCGCGTGATGGGGGTTGTTACCCCTCACCTCCGAAGCTGGCCCCACTCGCAACGAGTGGATGCTGATCAGACCTAGATCAGCCTTCCCTAGGAAGCGCCAGTTACCATGGTGCACAAGTACCATGGCGAATAAGCATTATAGCATATCAAGGACTTTCTTTAGCGACTACTGGCCCAATGGTTTCAGCCTTAAAACGCTTGACCATGATGACACTTCTGTGTCATCGCCACGTGTTGCGGGAAAACTTCAGCTTCAGTCTAACCCCTTCGAATGGTTCCATTCCACCATGCCTCACCTGGATTTCGACCCCAGGTTTAAGTATGCGGATAGAGTCTCGTCGGCGGCAGACCTGTTGTACCCTGATATGTTCGATGCTCGGATGCAGTCCCTCGTCAATAAAGCATTAGCACGCTTTACGGGCAAAGTCCGGAAACATAACGCCTCTTTAGGCGTTACTCTAGGTTCTATCAAGCAATCTCGCGATATGCTTATTGATAGAACGTACAAGATAGCTGATATCTTGCACCAGGTTGAGTTAGACCACCTGCTCCATAATCGCAAGAAGAGTCCTAAGCAGCTGGCTCGTGATCGCCGTCAGGCGCTCAAGAACCGTGCGGGGGACTTCCTCGAGTGGGAGTTTGGTTGGCTACCTCTTGTCGAAGACATAAAGGCGTCCCTTGGGGCGCTCTGTGTGGGCTTTGATAACCGGTGGATCGATGCGAGCGCAACGCTCGTTGACCAGGCTAGCCAGCAGTTTTACGGTACCATGTCGGAGTACGATCGCCGTGTGCTAACTGAGCAAGAGCTCAGGGTGTGCATCGGCGCTAATGTTTCGATAACTAACCCGAATCTGTTCCTAGCTAATCGGTTGGGTTTGCTAAACGCACCCGGTGTGGCCTGGGATCTAATTCCATGGTCATTCGTCGTAAACATGTTTACTAACATGGGCCAGATCGTTAATTCGATGACGGACTTTGTTGGTGTTCAAGTGGTTAACGCCTCTACGACGAGAAGCGCATTCACTACGCGCGAAGACTTTCTGTTCGCAGGCAACGCTCCTTGGCAGGAGCGTACTACGGGTTATGCCCGTAGTCAGGTCTGGGAAAAGCGCAAGCTACGCACGGTGGGGGGGCTACCAAGCCCTTCTTTCGAGTGGAAAGTCCCTGAACTGAACCTAGAGCTTGCCTTGATCGGCATCTCTTTGGTGCTTCAAAAGCTCCAGCGAATTAATAAACTCTTTGGCAATAACGCCTTAAACTTTTCCTTTCCTAGAATAGGATAATTCCAAATGCCTCTAGCAATTGACCTCGTGTTGGCGAATGGCGCTGGCACACCCGTGAACAAAACCTTCACTCTTTATGCCCCCTCGGCTGGTGACAACTCTGTCGCCACGTGGAAGCTGAAGGAAGGTACGATCTCGAGTGTGTTTCCTGTCATCACCACCTCGGCCCGCTCCACGGGGAATTCGTCGAGAAAAATGCAGGGGAAGCTTCGGCTTCCTTCGTCATACACGGACAGCGTTACTGGCCTTACTAGGGTCGGTAGTGCGTTCGAGTTTGACTTCTCTTGCAGTATTCCTGATGATTACCCGGAAGCCATTAAGGCAGATGCGGTCGCGTTCGCAAAGAACCTGATCGCTCATGCGCTCATCCAATCGATGATGCGCGATGGCCAGCCGGCAACCTAACCGTTGACTTAACAGTTAACTTACAGGAGCACATCGTGGAGAACCAAGTTCTACGCGTCATCCAGCGCCTAGCGCAGGATGTGGGTACACCGCGTGCAGTGAGCGTTTATATGCTCGCTACCGCTGGTGAGTGGGCGCAGCTGCAACAGCTGCGTGTGGAGCCTCGGTACTACACGTGCAGCGAGTCGTTCTGGATGGATTGCCTGGTAACAGACATCCTCCGGAAGTGCGACTTGCCTAGCACGGTAGATCGCGAGGCGGTAGCTGTGGAAACGTTTTACTCCTGTGAAAAGGAGTGTTTCCATACCAATTCATATCTTAGACGATACCTGCCCAATCACCTCCTATTGGAGACGCGGGCCCAGTCGTCCGTCTACGATTTCATCGGTCGTTGGCGTAAAAATGTTGATTTTGTATTGGGAAACCTACCGGACACTCTGACACCTCGATTTTCAGGAGGTGCCACGTATGCCGACACGGGGTTCTTAAAAACAACTCCGGACAAGATGTCCAGCACTCCAACTATCTATTCTGCGACGGAATGTTTGCTGCCTTTTTGGCATCAGACTTCTTGGTCGAAAAGCCTCACAGCTTCCCGGCCTTGGCAGTCTAGACCTCGGACTGTCCGTGGCAATATTTTCTTCACTGTCCCCAAGGATGGAACTAAGTTCCGGGGATGTGCGAAGGAGGCGTCTATACCAGTATCGCTCCAACTTGATGTGGGGCGGCTGATGAAACGCCGATTGCTGCGGATAGGAATCGATCTTAAGAGGGATCAAATGATCCACCGGTACGCAGCGATGCGTGCCAGTGTGTCAGGCGATGAAGCCACGATCGATATGAGTAATGCTTCCGACACGGTTTGCCGTGTCCTCGTACAGCTGGGCTTGCGCTCAGATTGGTACGAATTACTCAACTCTCTACGCGCTACGCATACGCGAGTGAACGGAAAATGGGTTCGACTAGAAAAATTCTCCTCAATGGGGAATGGCTTTACGTTCGAGCTCGAGACCGTGATCTTTGCGACGCTTGCGCGAACTGTTATCGCCGATGCCGGGGGTGACCCTGATTCGGTGAAGTGCTATGGGGACGACCTCATAGTACCTAGCATGCATTACAAATCCGTAATGAGTGCGCTGCAGTTGTTCGGCTTTCAGCCGAATCCGAAGAAGACCTTCTCGGAAGGTCCATTCAGAGAGTCTTGTGGTGGTGACTACTGGAGTGGTGTACCTGTAAGGGCGCACTACCTCGAAAGTTTACCAGATGAACCACAACAATGGATATCCTTGGCTAACGGGCTTCGGCGCGTGGCTCGGGCAGACCCTCGTCATCCTCATCGCTGGGATGTCGTTAAGTCTGCTTGGCTTCGCGCTTTGGACCCTATTCCAAGTCATATCAGAAGGTGCCGCGGCCCTGAAGCTCTAGGGGACACCGTCATTCACGACGATCCCCAGAACTGGGCGTGGGCAGACCCTCCTCGAACTCGCCATCAGGTGAGCTTCATAGAACGTGATGCCGGTCCTTCACAGGATGGGATTCCTCGCAAGAGGATTTACACGCTCGATGATGGTTCTCAGGATGGCTGGGATCAGAAGTGGGTATTCGCCTACATACCCGTGCCCAATGTTCTACCATGGAATCATTGGTTACCTTCCGTGCAACTAGCCTGTTGCACACTCGGCCTACCGTCCGAAGGTGTCACCCCTAGGGATGATGTCTCCGGTTACCGGATCGGAAGACTGCCCGTGGCATGCTCTTCCTCATGGCTGCCGACTCAATACTGGGGTTCGCTCCAGTAGAGTGCTTCTCCTGCTTCATCAGCAGGTTGGATCCCGTAAGGGGATAACACACGTGGCTTGAGGGGGGAAAGACCCCTCTTGAGTGTTTGCGTGTGTAAGTGGGA